GAGGACTCTCCTACTCCTATGCGATCTAATAGATTGCCTAGAAGTGCGAAGGCACTGATGAGTGCGGCTTGGGCTACACGTCCCAATTTACCCACTTTAAACTCCGGAACTGCCCGTAGATAGTTTCTACGTCGTAACAGAAGTCTGAGTAGTCCACAACTAGTTAGCTTTCCATCCAGCCAACCTCTGGTAACGGCACGAATTGCCATCTCCAGACGTTGAGACGAGGTCTTAATACCGATTTCCTCTTTCAAGGACATCGGGCTTAAGTTCGTCCCCCCCAGGTAAACCTGAGAGGCAAAGATGAAGCACTTTCCAGACAGTGTCTTACTGTGGGAAATTGGAATTTGTAGGGACTCGCACAACTGCAGGTAGCTTTGCGCTACTGCATCATCCCCGGTTACGTTGTCATCGCCTAATACCCTGTACTTTGTAAAGGTACGGGGGTTATGCCCGGCTCGTTGCGCTGCGAACAACACCAGTGCATGATGCACCAGTGCCATTGCAGGCCACGAGCTGAGCGTCCCCATGGGCTGGCCTCGTCCGTACTCTACCAGAGTACCGCGAAGCTTAGGTATTACTAGAGGAATAAAATCCTCCGATGCCTTCGGAACACGGAATGCTCGATCAGTGAGCAATGCCCTCCATAGCATTGCTGTTTTAGCTCCCCAGACCCCCTTGAAGAGGGTGTAGTAAAGCTCAATCGGGATCATATCGGTCGCAGACTTTAGATCGATGCTCCAATGGAGCGTCACATCTTTAGTCTCCTCCGCATATGATTTGAGAGCCTGGTCTTGATTGAAGGTGGCGTCGGCCGGTAGGCACGACAGCACCCCCATCATCCAGTCATGCACGGGCTTCATGAGTCGTTGGGTCCAGTAATCGACTATTGCAATAGTCCTTACTTTACCCGCTGCCTCAGGAAGCAGTGCAAGTCTCCCAAGGTCCGCCTCACGGCGGAAGTCCCAATGCTTCACTTTCACCCACTTCTTCACATCAATCCCCGGCTGCAAACTCGTCGAGTGTGCAACTTGGGTGAGGTGTAGGGTCTGTTGGAAGAGAGTTCGAGTTTTTATGTCCTTCACGTGGTGGCACCATTCCATGACGTAGTTGCGCGGAGCGAGGCTCCATGCAAGTGCGTCCATGGGAGCACCCAGTACTCCTACTGGGTGATTGGGCCCACCACGTTGAGGATAGAAGGGTTTGTCCCTAGGTCCGGCAGCGAGCTTTGGCTCGAGTATATTCTCCACTCCTGACTTCAGGGCGTACGATTGTACAACCTGAGGCCAGAATACCTTAGTACAGAAAGTGCTGAATTCCTCTAGCACTGCCTCATCTAAGGGAGGACACGGGCCTGTCACGGATGACAGGTCTGAATCCTGGTGGGGACCGTTGAAAGCTGAGTAGCTCTTCAACAGCGAGATCACCACCCTGGTGACCTTGATATTACCCGAGGCAATAGCTCGTCTAAAATACAAAGGAAGTATTTTAGGTAAGCCTGATCTAGCCAAACCCACGGGCTCTCCCAGAAGGAAGGGATCGGTTGGTTTCGTACCAGATAGGTACTTTAGGACGAAGAACAGACTGTTCTTCATCTTGGAGATAAGGGCAGCATGCCCTCTACCTGAACTGATACGACCTAATCGAACCCCAAATTCGGCTAAAGCTTTAGCAAACGTTGGAGTGGGTTCCGAC